GAGCAGACCGACGTACTGCGCCCGATTCGCATGGATGACACAGGGCAAGACGACGTGCTCGCGTGGCTGTCCTCGCAAAACTTGCTGCTATCAAAACCCAATCACGAGGGCTGGGCTGGCGTCGTCTGCCCTAACAGCGCGCAGCATACCGATGGCAACGTCGAGGGCCGCTACATGCCGCTCAACCGTGCGTTTTGCTGCTATCACGGTCACTGCACGGAGTTGGACTCGAACGTGTTCCTCGACTGGGTCGCCGCCAATGGTGGCCCCAAGCACATGCCCGGGCTGCGTGAGGACGTGCTCTCAACCGCCATGGACGCGGCCCTGTCGAAACTCACGCCAACGCCTGAGTTCCCCAACGAAGCCGCGCGTATCGAGATGGAAACTAACCGCAAGGAAGCCGCCCGCCTGGAGCGTGACGAGTGGTGGGAGCGGTTTGCGTATATCCAAGAAGACGACGCCTACTTTGACATCCAGGACCGCCGCGAGTTGTCGCGTGGCACCTTTAACGCCCTTTTCCGTCACATCGGCTGCAAGTCAATCCACAACGCCAAGCGAAAGATCGAGGCCTCGGTGTGCTTTGACGAAAACCGCCAGGACAAGGGCTCCAAGGCCCTCGTTGGCATCACCTACGCCGCAGGGCAGGGCGTGATCGTCAACCGCGAAGGCCACGAGTACGGCAACCGCTGGCGCAACGCCCGCCCGCAACCCGTGCCGGGCGACGTGTCGATCTGGCTGCGTCACGTCGAGCGCCTTATACCGATTGAGTTTGAAAGAGAGCATCTTTTAAACGCTTTGGCGCATAAGGTGCAGTACCCCGGCCACAAGATCAACCACGCGATCCTGATGGGCGGTAACCCTGGCTGCGGCAAAGACACCCTGTTCGCTCCCTTTTTCTGGGCCATCGGCGGGGCCACGAAGACTAACTGTTCGCTGGTGAAGAACGAGGACATCACGTCGCAGTGGGGCTATTCGCTCGAATGCGAGGTGATGGAGATTGCCGAACTACGGCAAACCGAGGCCAAAGACCGCCGCGCGCTGGAAAACCAGCTCAAGCCCATCATCGCCGCGCCCCCGGAGCTTTTGCCCGTCAACCGTAAGGGCCTGCACCCCTACATGGCCCTCAACCGCGTGTTCGTCGTCGCGTTCTCCAATGAGCGCGCCGCCATCACCATCCCGTCCGAAGACCGTCGGTGGTTTTGCCTATGGGCCGATCTGCCGCGCCTGCCCGAAGAAGATGCCGTAGCCCTTTGGAATTGGTACCAACACCGTGGCGGGTTCCAAGCCGTGGCGCACTACCTGCACACCCGCGACGTGAGCGCCTGGAACCCGACCGCCCCGCCGCCTATGACCGAAGCGAAAGCGATCATGGTGGAACATGGCATGAGCACCGCCGAGTCGATGCTGGTCGATATGATGCAGCGCCGCGTGGGTGACTTCGCTGCGGGCGTCATTGGGGCCCCTTTCCATCCGCTATGCGACCGCCTGCAAGCCCATATGCCCGCAGGCGTGAAGGTGCCTCAGGCGGCCCTATTTCATGCGATCAAAGAAGCCGGTTGGATTGATCGAGGTCGGATCAAGTCGCGCGAGTTCGACGTCAAGAAACAAGTGTTCTGCGCGCCAGACATGGCTGCAATGTCTAACTCGGATTTACGTCGCCTTGTCGCATAAAAGAATCGGCCTGTGGCTGACTGAAACCGACGCCGATATCTTGCGCATCATCGGCGACGGGTCTGTGTCTGCTGGCGTGCGCGAGCTTGTTGTGGTCTATCGGGACTTGTGGGCGCTGGGCTACCGGCCTACTGTCCCGGTGAAGTTTTTTGTGCGCCGGTACAAAAAGAAAGGGCCCCGAAGGGCCCCAAAGGAAGTCAGCGATGGCGGCCCAGTATAACCCGAAGCAGGACCGCAAGGGCGGCGTAAATCATAGGTTGCAGGCCCTCATAACTGCGGCCTCTAGGCGCATAAGCTGCGCGTTGTCTAGCATCTCGTACACCTCAACCCCGCCGACCTTAGCTGACAAGATCACGCAGTAGGGCTCTGCGCCCGGGTGGTGTAGCGTGGGCGGTTCGCCTTCGTCGATGTCGACTTCGACGTCAATATCAAAGCCCCAGGGTCGGACGATCATTTGGCGGCCTCGGCTTTCGCAATAGCGGCGCGGATGGCCTTGGCGTGCGCCTGGACCACGCCAGGGCGGAAACACTTTAGCTGCTCAGGATCGGCCAGGACATCCTCCACGTAGGGCAAGGCGTCGTACAGGACGTCCAGTAGCGATTCGGTCAGCTTTTTAGCTTCCTCCAGCTTGGCGTAAGCCGTGGCGGTCTTGTAGTCGCCCGCCATGTAGGCGGCGCGTTCTTGTTCGGTGTAAGTCATGTTTGCACTTCTTTCCAGAGTTGTTCAGGGATCGGTTGGTTGTTTTCTACATAGAAATTAACCCGCATGTGCTTGGCGATTTCGTACCAATTGACATCCGACAGGAAGGCTAGGGCGTAGTCGCGCCCCAGGCCTTCTTGCGTGGTGTCCTCAATCAGTTCTTCCGCGTAGGCCTTCAGGTCGTGCCCTAAATCGTAGGCCTCCTGGTCAAAATCGAACCAGTCCGGCCCGCCGTCGAAGATTTCAAGGTTGACGCGCCACGTGGCGTAGTTGGTCCATCCGTTATAGGTGTTGTCGTTCATGGTCGTCCTTTCAGAGAACAAAATTTTCGAGGGTGCTGGCGTAGAAGTACCCGTGATCTTTGCCCGCGCTTTCGCACAGGTATACAGGTTCGTCACGGCGGTATAGCTGATTGCGCGCGACGCAGTGGAATTTCACGCGCAAGATCGTCCCAGGCGCAAGATCGTCGGCGCCGTCTTCCGTGAATATGTGGCGCGCCACTACTGCTGTTTTATACAGTTCATACTTGCGCGGGTTGGCAGCGAAGTCTTTAGGGTCGTAGCTCATGGCTGCATGCTCCAGAAGTAGACGACGAAGGGAATGGCCAGGATCGCGGCGACGATCAGGGCAGAGAAAGAGTCTCGGATGTGCATACTGTCGATTCCTGTAGTGCATGGCGTCCTTGCCATGTAGAGTACTGTAACAGATTCTTTGACGATGTCAACGACTATTTTCTAGGGACAAACCCTAATGCCTGGAAGTGTGGACCATGCGTGGACCATGTGTGGACTGCGAGCGAGTCCACGTCGCGCCCAGTACTGGCGCGGGTTTGCGGGCATGTGGACCATGTGGACCATTGATTTCTATATCTATAAATAAAAATATAAATATATATAGAGAACGGCGCCGCGCCGTCCACGCCGTTTTGACAGCAACTGAAAATGCATGGTCCACTGGTCCACATGACCCCCCACTAAAGTTCTACTATTGAAATCAGACGGGAATGTCTTGCAGTTGGGTGCAAACGCGAACGATTATTGTTTACAGTTGGGTGCAGAAAGGTCCGCCCGCCTCCCACCCCCGCGCTGATCGCCTCCAGGCAGCATGCGAATGCGAATCATTCTCAGCATCCAGGCTTGGCTATCGATTGCTAGTGGCTGATAGCCTTTAGCTACCATGCCCGCGAGCCTGTTGTTTTTATGCAACATGGCTGATTGATAGGGGGGGAGGGGGTCTGGCTGCTGCTGTAAATTTGACGGAGCCACCGCCCCACCGAAAAAAGGAAAACGGACTTACACTCTCATCCACTTTCCCGAAAGGAAAAAAAGTGAATTTGCCAAAGACGCTACCGAAAACGGATACGGTCAAGATCCGTGAGCTAAAGGACATGCTGCTCAAGTCTGGCGGCAAGAACGTTGTCCAGAAGGTGATTGAGATTGCGCTGGACGACGGTCACCCAGGTCAAATGGCGGCGCTTAAGATGTGCATGGACCGCACCTTGCCGACGAGCTTGTTCGACAAGGAGAAAGGGCAGCGCTCCGCCGTGACAATCAACATCACCGGTATCGGCGACGCGCCCACTATCATCGAAGCCGCCCCAGGAGACGTGACCGATGTCTGATCTGAACTTCTCCCTCCTGCCCTGGCAGAAGTCGGTATTTTCCGACGACACCCGGTTCAAGGTCATCGCCGCCGGACGGCGCTGCGGTAAGAGCAGACTAGCGGCCACCGCCCTGATCATTGAGGCGCTCAAATGCCCGCCCGGATCGGCGGTGCTGTACGTCAGCCCGACGATGGGGCAGTCGCGCCAGATTATCTGGGACTTGCTGCTGGATCTGGGGCGTGAGGTGATCACGAGCAGTCACGTCAACAACCTGGACATCACGGTGATCAACGGCGCCAGGATCGACGTCCGGGGCGCGGACCGTCCCGACACGCTGCGGGGCGTCTCATTGACCTTTGCGGTGCTGGATCTTCT